ACCTGGGCTTGAACAACATCGTTCGGCCCGATTTCCTGTGGGTCGAAATTCGAAACGATGGCGCGGAAGGTCCAACCATAGCCGACGGGCAGAACGATGCGGAACGTCCGCACCTCGCCGCTATCAACGTCTTCGTCAAGCGCCAAGTGCCCTTGATTCTCNGGATCCAGATTGAGCGTCAACGTGACGTCCCCAACGTTCAGCAATCCCGCCAGCTTCTTCGGCACATCCCCAGGCGGATCCAGCTCCTCCACCTCGGTCATTTGCCGCTCCTTGCTTGGCGGCTTTGCATTTGCGAGCTGCCCGATGAGGGCGAACGTCGTGCCGTCCTCGCTCCGGTAGACTTTCGTTCTCAGGCCAGTGGTCTCGGCCATGAGTTACACACCTCCCTTGTGCATGACCACCACGTCCACATGGTGGTGCGTCTGTCCAGTGTCTTCCTGGTAGATAACAACGCCCTGCTCTACCCGGGCGCTGATAACGAGAAGTCCAGCCACGGACCCCTGCAGGCCCTCCAACGCCCTGCGTACTGCGGTTGCGACGACCTCGGCTACGGGCTCCGTCTGCGCCATGGCGGTGACCTGGATACGGGTCTCGGTCCACGCGACTCCGTCCAGGTCCCGCCTGGGCACGACACTGATGACGTTGAGGACGATGCAGGGATAGATAGCGCCGTCGGGGCGGACCTGGTAGTAGATCCTGTCGCCCACAAGCGCCGTCACGCCCGGGTCCTCNGTAAGNCGNTTCCATACCGCNCTGCGGGCCGTCACCCCCTCCGTCGCCATANCCGCTCCAGCCTCCTCTGCAGGGCCTGGATGGTGCGCTGCTCAGCTTCCTGTCGCTTGGCGTCGCCTGCCGGCCGCAGCCAGGGCTTGGGCGGCACATGGCCGACGACCGTGCCGGCCCGCGTCCGCTTGGCCCGCTTGCGNCCGCCGACCACGATGTCGTGGCCAAACTCGACCAGGCGACCGTACCAGCCNTTCTTCCCCGGCCCGACAACAGCCTGAGCCCTAGTGTCGGTGCTACGTCGCTCATCGATCTCGACATGGATGTCACCGGCCAGCGTCCCGGTGCGCTGAATGGCCCGAGCGTTGGCGACCGCCTGCTCACGGATGACCTCGGCGCCCTCAAGNACNGCGNCNCGCAGCGCCTGGCCGCGGACCTCCTGCGGCATGAGCTCCAGCCGTCGGCGGATGTCCTCCGGGGATGGGCCCCTGAATCGCACCGTCATCCTCATGCTGGCCTCAGCTCCTGGCAGAGTAGCTGGAGCCACCGGCGCCGGCCNTCCTTATCCAGGACGGCCTGGATCTCGAATTCCCGGCCGTCATGTCGGACCCGCTGCCTGGGTTCGATGCCCNGGCGCCATCGAATGGTGATGCGGTGGTCCGCTTGGATGTGCGACTGCTGAGCCTCAAAATAAGTGCGGCCGCTCAGGGCTTCGACAGCCGCCCAAACGGTCGCGATGGGCTGCCACACAGGCTCCGGCAGCGGCTCGCCCCACTCATTGCGGCCCTCAACGTAGCGGCCAATTTCGATGCGGTGGCGCAGCTGTCCAATCTCAACCACCATCGCCGTCACCATCCGNCGGCACGGCGTTCTGCAGCTCGAACAGCAGGCCGGCCAGCGTAGGATTCAGGGTCCGCTCACCACGACCCACCGTCAGGCCCCGGTGCTCGTACCGATCCGCGACGTAGGCCAGGACAAACGTCCTGGCCTGCCGCTTCTCCTTGACCCACTCCCACGCCTCGCCGACAGCGTCCCGAAGCTTTTCTTCGGCCTCCTCTATGAGGTTGGCAATGATGGTGTCCTCGGCATCGCCGTCGACGCGGAGCCAAAGTTTGGCCTCCTCCAGCGTCACGAGCGGCATCGCCATCACCCGCCTCGCAGCGCCGCGATAATGTCCGCCTTCCGGCGGGCCTGGCTTACGTCAACGCCCCGCTCGGCCGCTAGGGTCCGCAGTTGAGCCACCGTCATGGCCTCCAGATCGTCCGCCATGGGCGCATCGGGCGCATCAGGTTCAGCAGGAGCGGGCCCGTTCGCCAGGACCGCAACTCCGGCCCCGATGATGACGCGGGCCCGCTCCTCGGTCACGACGATTTCCTCACCGTACCGGCGGTAGACGCCGGCTTGGCGATCCAGCCACGGGCGCCGGCGGGTGAACCGAATACGGACCACGCCGACCACCTCCCGCGTCACGGCGACAGCGNGATTTCGCCGTAGACGGCCGCGCCCTCGTCCCACAGGACCACGTCGTCACGGGTGATGACCCGCAGCTCCGTCGAAGCACGCCGCCAGGCTTCGCCGCCTTCCTGGGTACTGGCGAGTTCGAACATGCCACGCCAGAAGTGGACGACCAGCTGGCGGAGATTGCCGACAACCATGGGCGCCTTGTTGTCAACCGTCGGGAAGTGCCGGTTCGACAACACCACGATGGGCCGCCCCTTGAACAGCCGCTGGGTCGCGTTCGTCGGGTCAGGCTGCAACAGCGGCCGGCCGTCGTTGTCCTCCTGCGTGTCCAGGAAGTGGAACCCGTCCTGGTTCGTCAGGATGATAGCCGAAGTCGAGATGGCCGGATCCAGGTCCACGTTCAGAATCCGCTTCAGGTCGTTGATGCCGGACACCGGCACCTTGTCCAGCGTTGCCAGCACGTTGCGGATCAGGACGTTCCTGGTCACCACGACCTTGCGGGCAATCCAGTCCTNGACGTAGGCGAGAATGTTCTGGTCCGTGTCGGCCAGGAGCTCGTTGGTCAGCGGAAGGAAGCCGGCCCGCTTGCGCAGCGTGTACTCGACCGGCACGAACTTCGGGTTGTCCATCTCGGAAATCTCGCCGTACTCGTCCACCGGCGCCATCGGGACCATGTCCTCGTCGGCCTCGAGCACGCGCCGGCCGGAGAGGGTCCTGGTCTGCTCTTGCCGGACGTACTGGGTGAGGTCGTTCAACTCCCGCATGATGGCATTGATGTTGGTCTGGATGTCCGGCGGCACGATGAGCGAAGAGTCGCCGTCCGGGTCAGTGGGGACGCCGCCCCCGTGCATGACGTTGTGGAACTCCCGGATGATCGACGCCTCCGCAGGCGAACTCCGCTGCCGNCGGATGGCCTTCAGGAATACCCGCTTGTACTCCTGAGCCAGCTTCTGTTCATCCTTGCTGGGCGGTTCNTCGCCATCNTCCCCCAGCCGGACGCCGCCCTCGAGCTCGGACCCCTCCAGTTCCTTGAGCGCCTCGATGCGGGCGCGGATCTTCCGCACGTCCTCCATGGCCTTGGCCGCCAGATCGTCGTTCTCTTCGGCGATGGCAGCACGCACCCGCTCCTCGGCCTCGCGCTGCTTGGCCAGGAGCTCACGCATCTGCTTGTTCACCTTACTCAGCCTCCCTTTCAAGTTCGAGTTCTCGGCCCATGAAATCAAAAGGAGCTGCTCGATAGCAGCTCCAGCTCCAACGACAACAGCTTCAGCCGGCGCTTACGCTCCGTATCCGAGTCCCCCCTTTCTGCCTGGGATGCCGGCTCGGGCGGGTCGTCGTTGTCCGGCACCACCAGCAGCTTCGGAGGGTTCTTGAAGCGAGAAAGGTTCACTTCCTGGCCGTTGACGACCAGGGTTCCATTGCGCAGGGAAGCCGCGACCGCCCTGCTTTCCTCAATTTCGTCAGCGAAGCCCTTTTCGACGGCCTCCTCGGCGGTCATCCAGGTCTCGACTTCCATCATGCGCCGGATCTCGTCGGCGTCCAGGCCCGTCTTTTCCTGGTACGCCGCCACCACTGACTCGGTAATGCGGTCCAGAGCGTCGGCCACTTCCCGCAGCTCGCTGGCATCTCCAATGGCGATGGTCCACACGTTGTGAATCATCATCATGGCGTTTCGCGGCATNCGAATGACATCGCCCGCCATTGCCACAACGCTGGCCGCCGACGCCGCCAGTCCGTCGATGTAGACCACCTTTCGCGCCTTGTGCCGCTTGAGGGTCGAAAGGATGGCTTGGCCGGCGAACACGTCGCCACCGGGACTGTTGATGTAAACCCGCAGCTCATCGATGTCGCCGAGGGCCTCCAAGTCCTCACGGAACTGGCGGGGCGTCACTTCGTCACCCCACCAGGTAAAGTCGCTGATTTCGCCGTAAAGCAGCAATTCGCCGACCTTCGGGTCGTCGGCCGCTGCCCGGAACTGCCAGAACTTACGCTTGCCTCGCACCGTTACCGCCTCCCTGCGCGACCTGCTCTAGAGGCCGCATGGCACCGTTGACCAGCAGCACGTCGCCNCCNTCNAGNGCNGGCAGTTCCTCCAGAGCCCGCACCTCGTTGGGCGTCAGGAACCCGCCCTGGATGCCCACCCGGTACGCCTCGTAGCGGGTCTTGATGTCGCTCCGGACGATACTGTCCACGTTCCATTTGACGTAGTAGCCGGCCTGAATCTCCGAGTCGAGCAGGAGTTTGGCGGCAATCTCCTGCTCATACCCCGTCAGGATGGCCTGCAGGGTATCGGCGTAGAACTGCTTCTGCTGCTCCTCGATGTTCGTGTGCGTGGCCCGGCTCAGGTCGTTGAGCTGGTGCATCTTGATGCCAAACACGTTGGCGATCTGGCGGATGGTGAGCTGCGTATTCTCCAGAAATTGGGCGTCCGTCATGGACAGCTGCAGCGGCTGGAATTGAAAGCCCACCGGCAGGAGAGCAATCCGGTGGGCGTTCTTCAAGCCGCTGGCCATCTGCTCGAAGCGCTCACGGAATTTCCGCTTCGCTTCCTCGTTCAGGTCGCCAACGTAGTGCACGATGCCCCGAGTCTGCAGGCCATGCTTGTAGAAATGATGCAAATATCTGGTCGCCTGGGCGCCGCTCTCCACCAGGAACCGCAGATAGTCGATGGGGTTGATGCCCACGATCCCATCGACCGTCAGCCCTTTGAAATGCAGCACCTCGTCAGGATCAAGCCGGCGCCGCTCACCGCCCACAGTGACGATGTACCAGATCTTGTTTCGCGTGCTAACGAGCCCCTCATCGTCGACCCAGACCTCAACCTTGCCAGTGTCGATAGGCCAAAGCGCCTTGACCCTACCCTTGTTCGGCCCCCGCGTCTCAAACTCAATNGCTACAAACGAGTTGCCCCGCAGGGCCCGCTGCGCTTCGACGGCCCGCCAGAAATCGTAGGCCGTCATGTAAGGGTTGGGCCGGTGTTTGAGCAATGGGTATAGGTAGTGATCCGTCGCCTTCCGGATTCCGCCCCCGGGAAGCTCCTGGTACACCTTGAGCGGCAGCTTAGCAACGGCCTCGCTCAGAATCTTGACGCAGGCGTAGACCGTCGCCTCACGCAGTGCTCCTGTCCCCCGGGCCAGCAGGTCGTCCGGGTCGATGCCGAGGATCTCTAGCAAGCGCGGGTCGTCCAGGCCGATNACCTCCCGCTTCTGCTCAGCGCGAAAACGGCGGGCCAACCAGTCCCAGGCCCGCCGCAAGGCTCCGGTATTCTGTTGTTCCCGCCGTCCACGCGCCATCTAGCTCATCCCCACAACTTGTCCAGGAATTCGTCGTCCACGAACTCGCTCACGTCCACGCTGGCGACCTCGGCATGCATGGCCCTGGCGTGAGCCGTCACCAGCGCTACCGCTGGGTCGATTCGGTCCCGGCTGCGGTTCTTCGCAAGCTGGATGTTGCCGTTCGCGTCCTCCCTGGCCACGGCGTTTCCCATCGCCCATGTCAGGACGGGGTCTCCGTCGTGGACCAGCCTGCCATCCAGCACGCAGCCTCGCAGGTTCAGCGTCGGCTCCGAGATATACCGGATCGTCTGTGGCACCTCGACGACCAAGTAGCCGTACTCCTGCATCCGCCGAGTAAATTGGGCCGCCCGCCAGGGGTCCACGCAAACCTCTCGCACCCGCCAACCTTTGGACTGCACCTTCTGGTGGACCCAATCGGCCACGAAGTCTAGGTCAATCAGCGCCCCGGGCACGGCCGTCATGTATCCCTGCCGAATCCACAGGTCATATGGCACCTTGTCCGTCTTCCGGCGCTCCTGCAGCCGTTCTTCGGGAACGAAACTGTGATGCAGGACGGCGTACCGGCCGCCGCCCAGCGGGAACTCGAAGACAACGCTACACAGGTCTGTGGTGGCCGCCAGGTCAACACCGATGAACACTTCCGCGCCGGTTAGATCCGGCAGCTCACCTTGGCAAGCCCGCCAGCGGTCCATGGGCATGTAGCCGTCCTGCTTCTGGTCGACCCACATATTCATGTTCTTGGTCAGGAAGTTGCGCATCTTCCGGGGGTCGTCCAGAGCCTCTTTGAGGTCGGCCCGGAGCGACCGGAGCCCCCACTCGGTGGACGCCACCAAGGGATTAGCCTTGACCCACACTCGCTCGTCCTTGGGGTCGTCCTCCGGGTCGAGCTGGGCGATGTAGACGAAGTACTCCTCGTTTTCAACGGCGCCTTCTAGCAGCCGGCAGCAGTACTGGTACTCGGCGTAGCACGGAGACGACAAATCGAATCCCGCCGTCGTGATGACGAACAGGAGCGGCTGCGCCCGCTTGGTCAGAGCCGACACCAGAACGTCGTACATCTCCGACGTCGGGTGCGCATGGTACTCGTCAATGATAGCCAAGTGCGGCGCCAAGCCGTCGCCCGTCTTCTGGTCGTCCTTGCTTAGCGGCCGGAAGACGCTCTCTGTGGCAGGGTGCTCGATTTTCGCCCGCCCTGGCTCTAGCCGTTTGAGCAGGTCAGGCGAGCGGATCGCCATGACCCGGGCGGCATTGTAGACGATCCGGGCCTGCTCGGCCTTGGTGGCCGCGGCGTATACCTCGGCCCCAAATTCACCGTCGGCCATGAGCATGTAGAGCCCAAGGCCGGATAGCATCGTAGACTTGCCGTTGCCGCGGGCCACCTGGACGTATGCCTTGCGAAATCTCCGCAGGCCCGTGTCCCGGTGAACCCACCCGAAAATGCAGCCGAAGATGAACCGCTGCCAGTCGCCAAGCTCGATGGGCTGCCCGGCTAGGGGCCCCTTGACATGCCGGCAGTAGGTGAAGAAGTCGAATACCCGCTCGGCCAACTCCGGCCTGAACACGAAGGGGAACTGGTCGGTTCCCTGCCGCTCCAGGTCCCGCAGGTGGCGCTCGCATGCCAGCCGAACCCATCGCCCGGCAAGGATTCGCCCTTCGACAACCGCCCTTGCATATTCCGTTGTCGCATCAACCGCTACGGCGGTTGAGGCTCGCATGACCGAACTTCTCCTCGAATGGGTCGACCTGCTTCTCCTTCTCGCGTGGGATCGCTAGCGAGGCCCGTCCCGACGGGTCGAGCCCTAACCGCGGGGCCAGCTTGGCGATAATCTGCGCATACTTCGTCGCCACCAGCACCGCCGGGTTNTGCATGGGNCCCTTGGCGCCCATAACCACGACGCCTTCCCGCTCGATGACCGCCGTGGCCTCGCGGTGACGGACCAGGGCGTCGCAGTAGACGGCCAGCTCGTCCACCTCGGCCGTCGTGAGAAGGCCCGTGCCCTCCATCA